ATTGATTGGTAATTAGGCTGGTAGGAGGGTATACTCCATCGTGCTGAATTCTCGCAACCCCTAGGGTGGTTATAGTTAATCGGCAAAGCGAGGTTGAAATCCAGTATAGAAGTTGCCCTCCTACCTTTTTTATTAGATAAGGAAAACTAGTGCATAGCTACGAACCGCTTCACGTTCATACCCACTACTCCCTGATGGACGGAGTATCCAACCCCGAAGAGTATGTTGAAAAAGCAATTGAAAACAAGATGACGGCTATTGCCATCACTGACCACGGAACCCTATCGGGCCACCGCCCCATGGTCCGTGCTGCAAAAGCGGGGGGAATAAAGCCAATTCTTGGAATAGAAGGGTACATAACAGCAGATAGATTTGATAAGAGGGAAAAGAAAGAAAGAACAGACCCCCTTGATGTTATCTATAATCACATTGTTATTCTTGCAAAGAATGACCTTGGTCTAGAAAATCTGGGAAGATTGAATGAGATTGCTTGGAATGAAGGATTTTACCGTAAGCCACGAATTGACTTTGAGCTATTAGAAAAGTATCGTGAAGGCCTTATTGTTACTTCTGCCTGCATGTCAGGTCTTATTAATAAGGCAATAGAGGTTGATGACTACGCAGCAGCAAAGTCACACCTAAAGTGGTTTGGGGACAGGTTTGGGGAAGATTTTTACGTTGAGGTAATGCCTCACAACACAGCTGGAATGAACAAGGCTTTGATTGAACTTGCCGATGCAGCAGGACACAAGATTGTGGTGACTCCAGATTGCCATCATGCAACGGTAGATCAAAAAGTAATTCAAGAGATCATGCTTATAAACAACACACACGCCAAACTTCAAAAAGAGATTACATACGATAAGTCCCGCAAGATTGAAGATCCAATGAAACGGCTTGACTACCTATACGGTGAAGATAGGATGATGAGCTTTAATAAGTTTGATATCCACCTACTTTCTGGTGATGAGATGCATGAGGCTATGGGGGAGGACTCTCGTCCAGACATGTTTGCCAACACGATTGAGGTTGCGGAAAAAATAGAAGAGTACACCATCCACAGAAACTTAAATCTGCTTCCTGTTGAACATAAAGATCCCGATAAGATGATTAGAAAATATGCAGAATCCTTCTTAAAAGAAAAGGGACTGGATTCTAGTCAGGAATATGTTGATCGCCTTAATGAAGAATTAGATGCTATCAAGCAGAAGAATTTTGCATCATACTTTCTTGTTGTTCAAAACATGTTGAACTGGGCAAAGAAGAATGACATAATGGTCGGCCCAGGTAGAGGATCATCAGCAGGATCTTTGCTGTGCTTTGCTTTGGGGATTACAGACGTCGATCCAATTAAACATGGATTGCTATTTTTTAGGTTTATTGACGTTGATAGAGACGATATGCCAGACATAGATAGTGATATTCAAGACACCCGCAGAGAAGAGGTTAAGAGCTACTTAGAGGATCAATACAAGCACGTTGCCTCTATTGCCACCTTCCTACAGTTTAAAGATAAGGGTGTTGTCAGAGATGTTGCTCGCTGCTTTAACGTTCCTCTTGCAGATGTCAACAGGGCACTCAAGACGGTAGACACATGGGATGAGTTTGTATTCTCTAAAAATACCTTATGGTTTCGAGACAAGTATCCAGAAGTAGAGGTGTATGCAAACAAACTCCGTGGAAGAATTCGAGGTACGGGAGTTCACGCAGCAGGGGTTGTAACCTCAAAGATTCCCATTAGCCGCATCGCCCCAATGGAAACTCGCAGTGTCACCGGAAGCGACACAAGACTCCCTGTGGTTGCGGTAGATATGTCAGAAGCAGCGGATATCGGACTCATCAAGATTGACGCGCTTGGACTAAAAACCCTGACCGTTATCCATGACACGCTGAACATCGTCAAGGATCGAACAGGTAAGAAGCTAGACCTCCATAAGGTGGACATGGAAGATAAGAACATCTACGACATGCTTTCTGACGGACACACGAAGGGGGTGTTTCAGTGCGAGGCAACGCCATACACTAACCTTCTTGTTAAGATGGGGGTAAGTAAGTTTAACGAACTCGTTGCCTCTAACGCTCTTGTAAGGCCAGGAGCCATGAATACAATCGGCAAGGACTACATTGCTCGTAAACATGGAAAACAGGGAATAACATATGCAAGTCCATTGATGAAAGATTTTACTGAGGATACTTACGGTACAATTCTTTATCAGGAGCAAGTTATGCTTGCTTGCACCAACCTTGGCGGTATGAGTATGGGAGAGGCCAACAAGGTGAGAAAGATTATTGGAAAGAAGGGAGATGCCCAGGATTTTGACGAATTCAAAGAGCTTTTTGTTCGGAATGCGACTGGGCCACTTGGCGGGAAAGCTGCTGAAAAGATGTGGCATGACTTTGAAGCCCACGCAGGATACTCATTCAACAAGTCTCATGCGGTTGCTTATTCAACAGTTTCGTACTGGACGGCATGGCTAAAGTACTACTTCCCTCTAGAGTTTATGTTTGCCCTTCTTAAGAATGAAAAGGATAAAGATGCTAGAACAGAGTATTTGATTGAGGCAAAAAGAATGGGAATTCCCATGAGGCTTCCACATGTCAATGACTCTGGAATAGATTTTCATATTGAGGGAAAAGGTATTAGGTTTGGCCTATCAAGCATCAAATACATATCAGACAAGATAGCTTCTAGGTATATTGAGGCTAGGCCATTCTCGTCATACAAGGAGATAGAGGAGTTTACTTTTACCAAGGGGAATGGAGTCAATAGCCGTGCTCTCGCCTCTATGAGCACCGTAGGAGCCTTAACGTTCCCAGACCACCCAAGAGATGAAGAAAAAATTAAGGAGAGCATGTACGAATACCTTAATCTTCCGGAATTCAATATTCAGGTACCACAACACTACCATGCATACATAAGCCCAGTAGATGATTTTGAGGAAAAAGGGGCATACATCTTAATGGGAGTCGTCAGAAGCATTAAAAGAGGAAGTGGATGGAGCAGGGTAGATATCCTTGACTCCACGGGATCGATAGGAGTGTTTGATGAAGAAGAGACAACAATCGAAGCAGGTCGTACTTATATTATTCTTGTTGGATCTAACAGGATTCTTGAGGCGATTCCTGTGGAAGAGATACGAGAAAGCAAATCAGCGTTGGTACGGTTCCTAAACTACAAGCAGTTGCCGTATGGACAGGAGGAGTATTTTGTGTTATCCTTTAAGCCAAGAATAACAAAAGCCGGAAAGAGAATGGCTTCGCTTATTCTTGTTGACAGCGATAGGAACCTCCTCTCGCTTATAGTTTTCCCTTCAAACTTTGCAATGGCGTTCACAAGACTAGAGCAAGGAAAGGCATATAACATTAACTATTCAATTTCAAAAGATGAAGATCTAGTATTTCAGGAGGTAGTGGTAGCGTGACGACATTAGACAGCATGTCAAAGATGATTCATCAAAATGCAGTAGCAAAAGGGTTTTGGGAACCGAATACGGAGGGCAATCATACAATATTTTACCTTAAGCAGATTGCAATGATTCACTCTGAATGCTCTGAGGTTTTGGAGGCAATTAGGAAGGAGAAGGGAGATGAGGAGGTTGTGGGAGAAATAGCGGATATAATCATCAGATCCCTTGACCTCTTTGGCGGATTAGTTCGTGATGGATACACAGAGCTTTCTTTGGACGAAGTGATGGCAGAAAAGAATGTTTTTAACTTGACACGCCCAGTAATGCACGGGGTGCTAGCATGACATCAGTAGAAGAGGTGCTCGCGGGACTAAACCCAAAGCTGAGAAAGAAGATAACCCTTGGCAACGAGATAGCAGACACTCAGTTTGCAAAGACACCATCTTTTGGACTAAATAGAAGTCTGAACGGAGGATTTCCCTATGGAAGGCAGGTACTTGTCTGGGGGAACAAGTCAAGCGGCAAGTCATCATTCTGCCTACAGATAATTGCCCAAGCTCAAAAAGAAGGAAAAATATGTGCGTGGATAGATGCAGAAATGAGCTTTTCTCCATACTGGGCAACCCAGTTGGGGGTAGACACGGAAAACCTTATCGTCTCTACAGCCAGAACAATGAACGATATGGTAGATGTAGGTACGGACTTGATGAAGGCTGGAGTAGATCTTATAGTTGTGGATAGTATCTCTGCCCTGCTACCTGCAATCTACTTTGAAAAAGATTCAACAGAGCTGAAGCAGCTAGAAAACACTAAGCAGATCGGTGCTGAAGCAAGAGACATGACCAATGCCGTCAAGATGTTAAACTATGCTAACAATCAGGAAAAGCCTACTCTACTTGTCCTTATTAGCCAAGCAAGAAATAATATCGGAGCAATGTATGTGTCTCAGCAACCCACGGGAGGTCTGGCCACAAAGTTCTACTCATCAACAATCATAAAGCTGTTTTCATCTGAATCAGATAACCAAGCAATCAAGGGGAAGATTTACGTTGGAGACAAGATTATTGAGGAGAAGGTGGGCAGGAAGGTGAGGTGGGACGTTCAATTCTCAAAGACAAGCCCAGCCTTTCAGACCGGAGAGTACGACTTCTACTTTAGGGGTCAGGATGTTGGGGTTGACACCGTAGCAGACCTAGTTGACACAGCAGAGATGTTGGGGTATGTTGAACGCGCAGGCGCTTGGTACACAGTAGAAGGAGAAAGATTCCAGGGAAGAGAAAGGCTAATCCTTGGAGTAAAAGAAAATCTGGACATACAGGAAACACTCATAAGGAAGATAAACAATGAACAAGTTTAGCGTATATTCAGGTATCTTTGTTTGCCAAAGATGTGACCTAGAGGTAGACAGCCTTAGGCTATGGCATGAAACATTAGATCTGACATGGTTCTGTGAATCAAAACACACATCAAGAGTTTCCCTAGTATCCAAGGGTTACAGTGGTAAGTAATAACAAGAGAGAGCAGTCAGAGGCAAAACGAATGGGGGCAACCCCACACCCAAACTCCGGTCGTGGGACAAAAAAGGGTGACGCAAGCTGGAAAAACTATGTTCTTGACTATAAACACTTTACTAAAAGCTTTTCTATATCTCAAAGTGTATGGGCAAAGGTTGTTACGGATACGTTAAAGGTAGATAGAAAGAAGTCTCCTGCAATATGTCTTATCCTTGATGGAAAGACCAGGCTGGCCATTATTGAATGGTCTGAGTTTGAAAGGTTGGTAGAGTCAGATGAACCAGACAACAATTGCAATGGTTGATGGCCTGTATGAAATAGCAGAGTACATGGAAGACAAGGAACTGTCTCAGGCTCTAGAGTTTATAGCCAAGATAATCCTCAAGCCCGATATCCCACCCCATGTGGCTACTCTGGAAATTGTTAGACTACAGGCAATTGCTGCAAAGATGCAGATGCGAGCTACATGGATGGCAAATGTTGATAAATCAGATCGTCCAAGAAAAAACATTTATTTCACAACAGCAGCAGAGCTAGATAAGATTGTGGCAGCACTAAAATTCATATTAAAGTGATATAATTATTACCTAAAAAGATAGGAAAACAAAATGGCTAAGAACTTCTTAAAGCAAGTAATCGACAAGCAACCAGCAAACGCAATAGACACAAGGGCTTTTATTGAAAGCGTGGAGTCTGGATACACGGTAAACAGGAAAACTGAATTCAAGACTAAGAAATCATTTAGCCCATCAACCCTAGTATACGGAAGTGGGGCTTGCCCCAGATACTGGTTCTTGGCATTTTCAGGAGCAGACTTTCAGGATGATGTAGATGCATACTCCTCAGCAAACATGAGAAGCGGTATTGACGGACATGAGAGAATTCAGACAGCCATGGGTAATGTCGAAGGTCTCTTAGTAGAAAAAGAAAAAAGAGTTGTCGCTCAAGACCCACCCATCTTTGGTTTTGCTGACGGGGTAGTTCAGTGGGGAGAAGAGCAACTTATCCTAGAAATAAAGACAATGAGGGAAGAGTCTTTTGCTTATCGGAAGTTTGCTAAGCCACCCAACTACCACCTCATGCAGCTGTTGATTTACATGAAGGTGCTCGGAAGAAAGATGGGGATTCTTCTTTACGAAAACAAGAACTCTCATGAACTCCACGCGATTACCGTTGAGTCAAAAGAGGAGTATGACAACTGGATTGACTACGCCTTTGGGTGGATGAGAAAGGTTCGTGCTCAATGGGAAACTGGAGAAATCTCAAAGAAGACGTATAGATCTAACTCCAAGGTATGCAAGGGGTGTCCCGTAAGAGATGCTTGTGCCGCTGCCCCTGTAGGAACCCTCAAGATCGAACCACTGGAGTATCTTGCATGAAAAGTTGCGACTGGTGTTCTACTGAATTCCAGCCAAAAGTAAGCTACCAAATTTACTGCACTGTAGAGTGCAGGGAGCTTGCAACTAGAAAAAAGATATACGACAGGTATAGGAGTAATGGGGCAAAGAAAAGATCTAAAAAGAGAATCAAGTGTGCGGGAGAGTGCGGAACCGTGATATCCATGTACAACGAAAGTTTGTTTTGCAGCGTATGCAACGTAAACAAAAAGAAGGTTGACAAAATGATAGAAGACCTTAAGGGGCTTTTCGATTATGAAAAAGAGTAACGCTCCAGTTTCCTTTTGTTCTGTTGATGCTAGCACAATGAGCATAGCCTTTGCTTTTTTTGTTGAGTCAAACCTACATAGTTATGGAAAGGTAATGTTTTCTGGTTCTGGAATATATGAAAAAATTGCAGACACGGCCAAAAAAACACAGTCAATATTTAAGGCCATGCCCACAGAGTGTATGGTGATTGAGAAGACTATCTTTGCAAACAGTCCTATGGTTGCAGCAAACCTGGCCCTAAGTCAGGGGGCTCTGATTGCAGGTGCTACCATGTCCGGGGTAAAAGAGGTTCACTCCGTAGCACCGATATCATGGCAATCTTACATAGGAAACCCTTTGATAAAAAAGGAAGAAAAAGAAAAAATAAAAAGCATCAATCCAGGAATGTCTGCTGCGTGGTATAAAGCAAAAGAAAGAAGCATCAGAAAAGAAAGAACTATAGACATAGTTAGCTTTAAATATAACGTAAACATAACGGACAATGATGTGGCAGATGCTGTGGGCATTGGGATGTTTGCTATTGATAATTGGGACAAGGTGATAAAGCCATGAGAAGCATAGGCCTACATCTATCAGAAGCTTTTCTAAGAAAAAGATACGTTATGGATAAGAAAACTCCTGAAGACATTGCCAAAGAGTGTGAAGTGAGCGTACAATTAATATACCGTCAACTAAAAAAGTTTAAGCTAAAGAGGTAATGAAAAGATGAGCGATCCAGTAAACCACCCAAAACATTACACCTCTCATCCTAGCGGAATAGAGACAATACAAATTACAGAGCATATGAATTTTTGCTTGGGGAATGTAATAAAATATGTATTGAGGGCAGATCAAAAGGGTAACAGGCTGCAAGATCTCAAAAAAGCAGAATGGTATCTCAAGAGAGAGATAGCCCGCGAAGAAGCAGAAAAAGATGACGAAGGATAATCTAAAGAATTGTTCCCAGCCTTACTCTTTTGATAATGAAAAAAACAAAAAAGAAAAACCACAAAAAAGAATTGCTTCCAAAAAAAGAGAAGTACAGGAAATTCTTGGAAAGATAAAAGAAAAAAGCGGATGCATCGACTGCAATAAAAAATATCCATTTTACGTTCTTGATTTTGATCACGCTCGCGGGACAAAGGTATCAAACATAGGGCAGATGTTAGATTATTTTAGCATTGAGGACATCCTGAAAGAAGTAAAAAAGTGCGACATTGTGTGTTCAAACTGCCACAGATCAAGAACCTATCTTAGAAAACATGGATAGAGCTTTGTAAGAAAAAAGTCAAAATGTGTTGAACATCAACGACATTTGTGATATCCTAGTTAAGTTGCCGCCGCCAGGAGGAACAAATGACGAAATCGAAACTGCTAGGAGGAGTGTTAGTGTCAATAGTTATAGTCGGAACAATAGTTCCAGCTACCGCTTTGGTTTCTCCTCCGCAACAGGTGTATGCTAAGTCCACACCTACTGCGACGGTACAAGTCGTAAAAGTAAGCCATGAGTATCGGATGTCACAATCAAAAGATGCTAAAGACATGATGGGGTACGAAGATTCACTCTATCAAGGAAAATGGTACAAGGCAAAATGGGAGGATACTCGTAAGTGTATTATGTACGGTGAATCCCGATTCAACTATAGATCAGCAAACAAAACCTCATCTGCCAGAGGCGCGTATCAATTTTTAGATCGTCAATGGAGAGATGGGCTGGTTTGGATGATGTTAGAAGAATCAAAAGAATCAGAAGACGGCTTGTCGAAAAATATTAAAAAACTAAGAGACAAGCCAATACACAAATGGAATAGGTACTATCAAGATCGTGCCTTTTTTACAGCGTGGAGAAACAGCTCTGGAATGAAACATTGGTATCAATTTAATTCTAACTGTATGTAGTTCGGTGGGGGTAGGAAAACCAATTGCTAGGTGGCAACAATCCTACCCCAACCACTGCTATAATTGCCAATGAAAAGGAAATGGTAAAAATGGAAAACGAAATTGTCTTGCATCTAGAAGAAGTAAACCGCGTAGCCTCTGAGTACATCAAGGGGAACGACGAGTCATCCATAGCCATATCCTTAAAGATACCTAGAAACCGCGTAGTTAGTCTTTTGAACGAGTGGAGGAAGATGGTTTCAAACAACGAAGCCATTAGATCAAGAGCTAGGCAAGCCCTGGCAAGCGCAGATCAACACTACTCAGGACTAATAAAAAGATCGTATGAGGTCATTGAAGATGCGGAACAGGCACAAAACCTTGGAGCAAAGACAAATGCTATCAAGCTGATACTTGATATAGAAACCAAAAGAATTGAGATGTTGCAAAAAGCTGGTCTTTTAGAAAATAAAGAACTCGCAGATCAACTCCTGGAACAAGAAAGAAAACAAGACATACTGTTGGGGATATTAAAAGATGTTGTAGGGCAGTGCAAGACCTGTAAGCCTGAGGTAGCTAGAAGGCTGGCTGGCTACGGAGGACCGGATGAGGTTGTAACAATATGAGCATAGACTTTAATGACTTTTTGGGGGTACTTGACGACGATCCGTTTGAAGAGGTACCAGTTGATCTTGAAACATTTGTTTATAGCGTTGACTACCTAGCCCAACCCATACTTTCAGACATCCAGAGAGATCTTGTAGAGGCCATGAGTCAAATATTCAGAGTGGAGGACCTGCAAAGATTTTTGGGGGAAGATGAAGGATACAAGCATTACAAGAAATACACGAAGTCAGAGGTAATCCTGCAACTGGGAAAGGGGTCAGGAAAAGATCACACTTCTACAATCGGCTGTGCATACCTTGTGTATAAGCTTTTGTGCTTAAAGGACCCAGCAAGATACTTTGGGAAGCCACCTGGAGATGCCATTGACATTATCAACATAGCGATTAACAGCGAGCAGGCAAAGACTGTTTTCTTTAAGGGTTTTAAGAACAAGATTGCAAGGTCACCATGGTTTTCTGGAAAGTATGACTCAAAGGTAAACAATATTGAGTTTGATAAAGCTATAACGGTATATTCTGGTCACTCAGAAAGAGAAGGTCACGAAGGGCTGAACCTGATCCTAGCAATCCTCGATGAGATCTCTGGATTTGCTCAGGAGTCATCAAGTGGAAACGAAAATGCTAAAACTGGTGATGCTATTTACAAGGCGTTTCGGGCATCTGTTGACTCACGGTTCCCAGACTTTGGCAAGGTAGTTCTTCTATCTTTCCCTAGATATCCAGGTGACTTTATATCTAAGAGGTATGATGCCGTGGTATCTGAAAAAGAAGTAGAGCACAAAACCCACACCTTCGTTATCAATGACGATCTCCCCCATGATAGCCCAGACAACAACTTTACCATTGAGTGGGAAGAAGACCACATTCTTTCTTATAAGTATCCAGGAGTCTTTGCTATTAAGAGATCAACTTGGGATGCCAACCCAACAAGGAGCATTGATGACTTTAAGATTGCCTTTATGACAGACTATGGTGATGCCATGCAGAGGTTTGCTTGTGTTCCGTCCTTTGTCTCAGACGCATTCTTCAAACAAAAAGATAAGTTGGAAAAGGTAATGTGCCTACACAACCCCGTGGATAACTTCAAGAGGCTTGAGGCATCTTTTAAGCCACAGGAGGGTGTTAAGTACTTTCTTCATGCTGACCTTGCCCAGAAGCATGACAAGTGCGCTATAGCAATCTCTCATGTGGATAGGTGGGTACAGATAAGGACGTTTAACGACTATACGCAGACTCATCCATTTGTTATTGTTGATGCAATCGTTTGGTGGGAGCCGCACAAGGAAGGGCCAGTAGACCTGTCAGAAGTAAAAAACTGGATCATTAACTTTCGTAGAGATGGCTACGAGATAGGCTTGGTCACGTTTGATAGATGGCAGTCCTTTGACATCCAGCAAGAACTTAAAAGTGTTGGGATAAAAACAGACACCCTTTCTGTAGCAAAGAAGCACTATGAAGACCTAGCCATGCTTGTATACGAAGAGCGCGTTCTTATGCCCCACATAAGCATCCTGTTAGAGGAGATGAGTCAGCTCCGCATTGTCAGTGATAAAAAAGTGGATCATCCTCGAAAAGGTTCAAAAGATTTAAGTGATGCCGTCACTGGGGCGGTATACAATGCGATTGCACACAGCCCCCGTAACACCAATCAGGAAATATCAGTCCACTCATACAGCTCTTCTAACAAAGAAAGAATAGAAAAAGAAAAGTCTGAAGGGGTTGTTGAACCACCAAAAGCAACACCAGAGGTTCGTGAATTTCTCTCGAACATGGGTCTTATCTAATATAAGTAAAAGGAGAAAAAATGTTAACTGCATTCTTAATAGCCACAGCATTTCTTTTTGTGGTATCGGTTTTGAGTAACTCTGTCTACATAGCAAATAACTTTTCAGAAAGGAAGACGGCATCTATTATTGGGTTGATCATCTACACACTCATGTTTTCCTGGAGCATGTTGTTGATCTTTGACCAATATTCCTGACAAGGTGATACAATCATCTTGTGAAGATAGTAGTGATGCAACTAGACAAGAGAAGGTTCTCCGCAACACTTTACATCAATGATGAAAGAGTAGCGTCTTCTGTAGAGCCAAGACCTGGATGTGCAATAAGAACAGTTTTAAATCAAGTGCAATTAATGCATGGCCCCCCAGCAGGTGGCTTAGCTATAACAATCGATGGCTGGTAAAGGTGGTACAATTATAATATGGAATATTCGTTATTTGATCAGGATGAGGTTGACCCAAACATCGTAGAAGATGTTGTTTCAGAAATAGAGGGGCAAGAAAATGTATCTATTGAGTTCACAGAAGATCTAGTAGACTCTGACTATACAAAAGTAGACGAATCCGATATAGACTGGGCGGCCCTGTAATGGCAAAACTTTGTGCAGCAGGGGTAACCCTCAGAAACCAAATAAACAAAGAGTGGCCTAAGAGAGATAAATCTAGCGATGGCTGGATCGGAGATGCAGCACATGCAGCAAGAGACGGCTGGGGTACTAACGGAAAAGGCAGCTTTCACAATCCGGACCCTCGGGGAATCGTCCACGCGATAGACGTTGATGAGTCCTTTGGTCCAGGGTGGAAAAAGGGTACCACTGCAAAGAAATTTGCAGAAGAGCTCGCTACATACTGCAGAGAAGGAAAAGACAACGGAAGAATAGCCCACATAGTCTATGAAGATCAAGTAGCTTCAGCTACAAAAGATAACTGGAACTTTAGGGGATCTGGATTCTCCCATTTTCAACACATTCATATCAGCTTTACTAACAAGGCAGACTTTGGTGGAAAGAAGTTTTTTCTTCCAATGTTCGAGGATGAATTTCCAGTTAAAAAAGCACCAGTCAAATCAAAGCCATCTAAGACCTACCCAGGAAGGAATAGATTAGACTTCGGTTCCAGAAATGGTGACGTAAAGGATCTTCAGAAAAAGCTAATATCAAAAGGATTTAAGATACCAGCAGGGCCGACAGGTTTCTATGGATCACAAACAACAGAAGCAGTCAAGGCTTTCTATGCTTCCCTGGGGAAGAACAAGAATGGCATGGTGTTCGATCCATCTGCATGGAAATCCCTGTGGAGTTGACAAACACCATTCTTTTTGATAAAGTTTAACAAAGGGAGTTGAGAGCGTGTTCAGTGTTATCTTAATTTCGTTCAATCCATCTATCAGCCTCCTAATATCAATAGCTGTAGATCTTATAGAATATTTTAAAATAAGCAAGACGGACAGGTCATTTTTAAACATAGTAGAAGAGGCTGAAAAAGAAATGGAAAAGGACAGCGAAGGAATAAGCGTAGCTCTTATTGAAGACAAGGCCTACTGGGTAGTAAATAATACATTCTATCAGGCAGATGTGGTTGATGGACAAGTGGATAGAGACACCTCTAAGCCAATAGATGCCTTTGCCATGTCAGCAGGAGACCTCGCCAAAATGCTTTACATATTGGATAATCTGGGAGAGGAGACACCGTGAACATAGTTGTTCAAGGAACAAAAGAATTTTCAGACTACAATGTTTTTATGAGGGCTATGGGGGTAGCCCTGTCTGGAATAAGAGACAAAGAGTTTAACGTGTACTCCGTTGGACCAGCACAAATAAACTCCTTTACTGCTGAGTTTTGCAACATGTCAGAAAACAGCCTTAAGCAGAGAGGAATTAAAACAAAGTTTTACCGTGTACCTCAGTCCTTTGTAGAAGAAAACATGAAGACCGTAGACTATGTTGCTTTTTTGTCTACTCCAAATCAAAAGCCATCGAAGCTCGTTGCTTCTGCGGAGCTAAGTGGTGTCGAAATCGGTCTTTTTCGATACTAGTAAAATAAAAAAACCAAACAAATAAAACAGTCAGGAAAAAACAATATGTTAGTTAGTGATTTAGTAAAGATGGAAAAAATTGTTAATTCTCGTTCAGATCTTGGATGGGTTGGCTGGGATGTAGTTAAATACAAAAGAGGAAACTCTGCTCAATTTAACAAGAATGGTGTGATTTGGAAAGGTCAATGGCATCACGCCAGTGTATTCTCAATCACAGAGTTTGGGTGGAAAATTCCAAATTCGATTGCTGATGCCGATGTCTAAGTGGAGAGAAAAATCTAAGTGTTTGGGGATGGACACTAATATATTCTTTGACAAGTATGAGGAAGATAGGAGCATGTCCATCACAATCGATAAGTTTTGCCGTAGTTGTCCCGTTAGACAGGAATGCTTCGCCGTAGGGGTTTCCAACAAAGAGTGGGGGGTCTGGGGCGGAGTCTACCTAAAAGAGGGAAAGATAGACAAAGAGTTTAACCTACACAAAGAAAAGCAAGACTGGTTTGAGACATGGAAATCTTTGACGATGGAGGAAGGGTGATATACACCCCAAAGATTAAGTCACAGGTAAGAAAAATACCAGTACCGTCTGACTTTGCAATGGACATCGTGGAGTACGACATGGTTCCCCCCTATATTGGTCTTAGGTTCTACGAAAGCTACTGGAGACACATGTCAGAAAAGGAAAGGTTTAAGTGTATTGTTTATCTTCAAAGGGTAAAGGGAGTAATAGAGTCCTATGGAATACCTGTTACCCTTGATCCGGTGTACGATGTCCCAGGTGGTCAAAGACTTTCATGAGCATCTTTGTTTCTGTTGCATCTTATAGGGACGATCAGTTAAAAAAAACAATCGAAAGTTTAATTAAAAACTCTGAAAATCCAAAGGAACTTCGTGTTGTAATACTGTCTCAAGATAAGAAGAGGTCTCATCCGTCGTTCCCTGAATATGAGAACGTAGAGGTGATTGAGATGGACTTTCGTGAAGCAAGGGGGGCTGGCTATGCAAGAAAGATCTTGATGGATCAGTATAGGGGGGAAGAGTTTTTCTTTCAAATCGACTCGCATGAAAGATTTGCCCCATTCTGGGACACGAAGATGATTAAGATGTTTCATGAAATTAGCAAAGAGTCGGGGACAAATAAGATAATCTTAAGTCAGTACCCAGAGCCATACATTCCCCACTCTGATGGAAGGGACCACTACCCAAAGAACGATGATGAGTTTTGGTCTCGGCCCACCTGGACAGCAGTAAAAAACAACTGGCACGGATCGTGGACTGGATCAAGGGTAGACCTTAAAGACAAGACAAAGCCCCAGGAGTCCCACAGCATTTTAGCGGGATATATATTTGCCCTAGGCAGCTTTGTTGAGGAGGTTCCGTATGATGAGCGTATATCCTTTATGGGTGAAGAGCTTTGTGTTGCCATCCGTGCGTTCACGCGGGGATGGAAGATCTATGCTCCAAACGAAATGCTTGTTTGGCACTTCTATACGAGAAAAGATAGGGTAAAGCCTTGGAGCCAGATGGATGACTTGGCAAGAAGTGTTAACTGGATTGACTTGGAGATGGATTCCAAGAAGATGCAGGAAAGGATTCTTCGCGGTATAGAGAAGGGGGTGTACGGAATAGGTGATCAGAAAAAGTATTTAGAGTATCAGGAGTTGGTGGGGGTAAACTTTAATGATTTTTATGACAAGGGGATTCAGGAAAAAACAAACAAGTCTCCGCTGGTAGAAGAGATAAGCTTCTTAGAAAGCCTTAAGAAGAGCGGATGGTGCATAGGAAATGGTCACAAAGAATGCGAAACTCCAGGATGTGGATGTAAATGTCATTCTGAGAGGATCTTTTCTTCAAAAAGATAAACACACACCTTACACTTGACAGCATGTGGCGATTGATGTATAATTTTTTTAGTGAAAGGGTTTTACGATAATATATATAATAAAAAAATACCTGTCTTATTATTGCAAAGGATGACAAATGTTAGATGCTAGAGGAATACCAACAAGGGCTTGCCCGAACTGTGGATCAACCCTGTTTACCATTCAAGCATCATTTGATGATGATTATGAAATTGCAGGATACCTTTTAAACGCAGAGTGCTCTAACTGTAAGACAAAGCTAACGGCACCAACCCCACTTGATCTAGTAGAGATGTAGTGGAGCTGTATGCAAGGGTGTCTCCAAATCCAAGGGGGATGTTTAGATATTGCGTTACCTTGTGGAAGTCAGAAGATGGAATTGAAAGTGTTTGGCTTGCTCGTAAGTTTTTTAGGTGTACGTCCTCAATTAAATGGGCACAAATAAAAATAATAAAGCACGGGATGAAGTCCGGAAGCACAATACTTATTAGAGAAAAAGACATTATAAGGAGAAGTTGGAATGACTAACGAAGAGCTATTACAGAAAACACTTAATGCTACCATTGAACGGCTGGGCCGCATGGCAATTAACTATGAAGCAGAAATTGCAAACTTGGGATCACAAATCTTTTTGCTTAACAGCAAGATCAACTTACAAAACAAAAAAACTACAGAAGAGTAGTTGAGTTTTCACTTGACAGCATAAACAACAGTCTGTATAATATACCTACACACATAAAAAAGGAGATATAATGGATACAATGACTGAGGTTAAAGAATTATCAAATGGATTAAACTCATCAGATCGTTGTGATGCATGTGGCAGTCAGGCATATGTGTGGGCAAACGGAGTATCCGGAGATCTTTTATTCTGCCGACATCATTTTCTCAAGAATGAAGAAAAGATTCGTGCGTGGGCGTTTGAGATTATTGACGAATCTTATAAGGCTAACCACAAGTAAATAGATTTACGCCAGAGTCCCCTAGTGGCCGATGGGACCGATCTTGTAAATCGGTACAAAAACAACGCAGGTTCGAATCCTGCCTCTGGCTCAGCATTCCCAGATCGTCTAACTGGCAAGACGCCAGGCTCTGAATCTGGTAACCGTGGTTCGAAAATGTGGTATAATTGAACCATGACAGAGTTATCAGATAACATCGCAAGTCTGTATGACAAAGGGCTGTCTTATAGACAAATTCAGGCGCAACTTGGGTGCTCTAAGGGAACAATATCTTACCACCTTGGGGTAGGTCAGAAAGACAAGAGCCGCCATAGACAACGTGATCGGCGCGGTAGCATTAAGAAATATATACAAGATTTCAAGCAAGGGAAGAGATGTCTGGACTGTAGAGAAGAGTATCCAAACTTTGTTCTAGATTTTGATCATTTGGGGGATAAGAGTTTTGCTATTAGTCAGTTCTGGGCTCATACTTCTGACATTGAGTTGGTTAAGAGAGAAATCGAGAAGTGCGAGCTGGTGTGTGCCAACTGCCACAGAATAAGAACGTTTGCTAGAAATGCAAACGTAAGTGGTAATAGCCTGGACCTAATAACTTTCTATTCTTCGGAATAGTGTACTCTACAAGATCTAGATATCGCTCCAAAAGCAGGGCTCGGTATAGTTGTCACAACATAAACAGATTGGAATACATGTCTACCATATCGTTTTTAGGAAATTTTGGTGTTGATTATTCGAGTGAGTCTCACCATGTAAAGACGCTGGAGTCACTCGGTCATACAGTGATTAAGCTTCAAGAGGGTGAGGTTAGAAGCCAACAGGTTCTTCGTTGTGCAAGAAAGTCTGACCTTTTCGTTTGGGTGCACACTCACGGATGGAAGACGACGGGAACGATATCGATGGATTCAGTTCTTGATGAGATAAACAAGGATGGGATACCCACGATGACCTACCACCTTGACTTATGGTTTGGTTTAAGGAGACAGATCGATCTTGAGAAGGACAACTTTTATAAAACAATTGGACACTTTTTTACGGTAGACAAGTTAATGGCAGACTGGTTTAATGAAAATACCAATGTAAAGGGGCACTTCCTGTTACCTGGAGTGTACGACAAGGAGTGTTTCATTGACAAAGAATACTCAAATGACTTTGAACATGAAGTTATTTTTGTTGGCAGCAAGGGGTATCACCCAGAGTATCCGTACAGGCCAGAGCTGATTGAATTCCTTAGAGATACTTACGGAGATGGATTTACGCATGTTAGCGGGGATGGCGATACGGGAACCCTCAGAGGGAATAGTCTAAATAGAATCTATGCAAAGAGTAAGATTGCCGTTGGAGATACCCTTAATCTTGGATTTAAATACCCTTACTACACAAGTGACAGGTTGTTTGAGTCAACGGGAAGGGGTGGTTTTACAATTTATCCAGGAATTCGGGGTATTGAGGATACGTTTGTTGACAAGAAGGAAATTGTTTGGTATGAGCATGGAAACCTAGAGGATCTAAAGAAAAAGATTGACTACTACCTCGAACATGACGAAGAGAGAGAGTCCATTCGTTTAGCAGGACATAAAAGAACAAAGATGGATCATACCTATGTAAATAGGTGGAATGATATATTAAGGGGGTTGGATCTGTGAATGTATATATATACTCTACTAATCCTCAAGACTCTGCAAGCGATAAGTGGGATTACGGACTTTTAAATGAAATGTTTGAAAGAAACCACCTAAAACAAGAGGTCGTACAAGAAATACCAGAGTCAGACAGGGGGATAGTGGTAATTCCTGGTCAAGGAAATGCCGGTGCGGAAAAGGAAATATCCACACAGTTGTTAAAAATAAAAAGAGCAATACTTTTTATCAGTGGTGATGAGTGCGCCGACTTTGACGTAGACAAGATAACCCACCCCAATATTGAAATTTGGGTTCAATACCCTCACGAAAAGCACAAAAAGTACAACAAGTTTTTTGTTGGAGCACCAAAGCACATAAAGGAATACCGTCCTGGGTATCCTGTCAAGGATTACGACACATACTTTGCCGGACAAATAACTCACCAGAGAAGGCAGGAGCTTTCTCAGGTAATGCCCAAGCTCGTTAATAGCCTATATAGGCCCACAAGTGGATTCACACAGGGCGACCCACCAGAGAAGTATTATGAGTTAATGTCAAGGGCTAGGATAGCCCCTTGCCCATCCGGTGCCGTGGTAGTTGACTCCTTTAGATTTTTTGAGGCGATAGAGTTGATGTGTTTACCAGTTGCTGACCTAAAAGATTCAAGGGGTGTCGAGGCTGACTTCTTTACCTATGTGTCTGAAGTAAACCCTCCGGTAATCAGGGTGAAAGACTGGAACGACCTAGAAAAGTTGATTCCAGAACTGCTAAGTGACTACCCAAACAATATGCATCGGGCTGTGTGTTGGTGGATTAAGTATAAAAGAGATTTTTCGATAAAGATAATGAGGCAGTTGAATGAATAAGACAGACATAACGGCTATCGTCCCCATATCTATAATCCCAACTCATCCAGACACTGCGATTATTGAAGAGACTGTTAGATCCATTAGGCATCACCTTCCAGAGTCTGAGATAATTCTGCAAATTGATGGCCTTAGAAAAGAGAGAGCTGGTAAGAAGCCAGAATATGATGAATTCAAGAATAGAGTTTTATGGAAGTGTATGCATGAGTGGGGCAACGTGTTGCCGTTTATCTTTGAAGAGCACTCTCATCAAACAACTATGATGAAAAAAACAATAGACGAGGTTCAGACATCCCTTATTCTTTACATTGAAAACGACACCCCCCTGGTCATCGATAAACAGCTAGACTGGGAAGAGTGTCTGGATATGATTGAATACGAAAAGGCAAAAACAATTAGATTCCACTTTGAAGAAGTCATACCAGAACCGCATGAATATCTCATGTTTGAAAAAGAGGGTAACTTTATGAAGACTATTCAGTGGTCTCAGAGACCCCACCTAAGCTTGACAAAATACTACAGAGATTCCGTTCTCCCCTATTCAAATGAAAAAACATTCATTGAGGATAGGTTTCATGGAAAGGTTCAAGATGATGGGTGGGACGAGCACAAGCTCTGGATTTATCACCCAGATGGAGGGATCAAGAGGTCTTATCATCTTGACGGAAGGGCGGGAACCAGAAAGTTTACGAGTGATGATAATGGTTGGGGGTACAAAGAGTGGGACTAGGAATTATTGCCAGATGTGATAACACAGGATTGGGAAATCAAACCCTAGAACTCGTTAAGATGTTAAATCCAGATAAGGTTTTGGTAATAGACTCTAGCCCCTTTAACAAAAACAAACAGTACTCTGAAAGGTATCAGGATACAAGGCATAAGGTTGTTAGTGGCTTCCCCACAAGCTCAGACATAATCAATTTCTTGTCTGGAATAGACGTTGTAATTAGCTGTGAAACCTTTTATCATAAAAAGCTTGTAGACATGGCAAGAAAGAAAAAGATAAAGACAATTCTTCAATACAACTTTGAATTTTTTGGTGGATTCATTAGCCTGCAAGAGTCAATGCCAACGATTCTATTAGCACCAACTATGTGGAGAATTGACGAGATGAGAGATAGGTTTGGAGACCGTTCTAGGATAGAGTTTCTCCCTCCCCCAACAGATGCGGAAGCTTTTAACAAAAACAGGGTAGACAACATGAAAGATAGCAGAAAGCTCTTGCATATTGCCGGTAAAGCCGCTGCTCACGACAGAAACGGAACAGAGTCAGTTATAGAGATGTTAAAATACTCTGAATCTGACTACAATCTGGTAATCAAGAGCCAAACTCCCCTAGATATAGATTGTGATGACGTAAGGCTAAAGGTAAAAGTGTCAAATGAAGACAACAACGAAGATTTATACCATGGATTTGATGCCATGGTGCTTCCTAGAAGGTATGCTGGACTATGCTTGCCGATGAATGAGGCACTTTTAAGCGGCCTTCCGGTATTCATGACGGACATACCTCCGAATAACCTGATATTGCCTAAAAAGTGGCTGGCAGGGTCAGAAATTATTGGAAACTTCATGGCAAAGAAGAGCATAGACATCTATAGCGCAGATCCAAGGGACCTAGCAAAGAAAATAGATCAATACTTTGATGCATCAGACAAGAAATTGCTAAAAAAAGAGGCATTTTCCCTTGGGTATGAGACATTCTCGCAAGAATCGCTGAGGCAGAAGTACATAGATTTAATAAAATCGGTGTGATTTGGGGGTTGACAAGGGGCGTCACCTTAATGTACAATAAGAAAACGGAAACTGGCGCAAGGGGTGAAAGTGGCAACGAGAAGGTCAAAAAGAGAAGACCTGTCAAGACCTATACCCACTCCAGAAAGACAGATGGATGGACCAAGTGGTTTTTGCATAACAGAACACCACGAAACGTGTCCTTATCAATTTAACCATGGCAAGTGTGGATGCGCTTGTCATCAAACGAAAGGAAAGTAATGTCAAAATCAAAATATGGAAACAGCAACATATATATGACCCCACGCGAGTTTGCGGATCTGGTTCTAAGGTCTCTTGATGAGCAAAACTACTTTGGAAAAGATGAGGTTGCTCATCCAGAAGACATCGCCAACGCATTCTCTACGGTCGGATGTACGATTGGGACAACAATGTCTTGGGCAATATCAGAAGAGCACCGCACCCCCGTAGTCTCTGAAAAGAAAAATGCGGTAATGCAAACGGGAAGCCTTAAAAAGAACCTAGATGATGAATCTGGTGGACCCACCACAGCCCTGAACTATTCAGAGTGGAAGCATAAGGGATATCTGTGAGCCCCGACGAGCCGCAGTTTGAGAAGTATTGGAGAAATAGAATAGCTAAAGAAAGCGGTATGCTAAGCAAGACAATTGATATTTACGATTGGGTTCAATATGGAGTAGATATGGGGTGGTCAACAGAAGCCTTTTGTGAAACACACGAAGGATACAAGATGAGTGATGAAGAAGAAAAAGAATGGATTGACGGCGGAGATCCTTGCATGACTATTGTTAGGATTTGGTAGTGCCAGTATACACCTACAAGTGTGAGCTCTGTGGAGATTTTGACTATCATCAATCCATCAGAGATACAACCCTAGCCTACTGCCCAAAATGCCATGGTAATGTAACTAAAATGTTTCAAGCTGTGGGAATCAAGTTTAATGGTTCTGGATTTTACTCAACAGACAGTAAAAACAAGTAAGGTATAATAATTTTATGATCGGTATGCATTTTAACAGACCGGAAAGGGGCATTACTCCCTCAGATTGGGTAAGGCTATGGGATTGTGGCGTTACCTGGAAAGACATACATCTGGCACCCAACACATACAACTGGGATCGTTTGGACTACCTTGTAAACTTATACTCCGACAGAAAGATTGTTTATGTATTTGCCGCTACTCCTAAATGGTTAGCAAAAAATCCAAACAATCCCCACTTTGCCCCGTGGCTAGGAGAAGGATCAAACTCCATGCCCTCATCAATTGATGAGTGGAATAAGTTTGTCTGGAATGTCACAAAGAGATATAAAGGAAGAATAGATGCCTATGAGATTTGGAACGAACCCCAACTGGCAGACTTCATGTACCCATACACCTTAAGGAATAGAAACATTCTTGCGGAAATGACAAAGAGGGCATATTCAACAATAAAGTTTATTGATAGCTCTGTAATCGTCCTTGCACCCTCCGTACTTCCCAGATCTTCAAGTGGTGGAATGAAGAGGGGTATAAAAATGCTTTATGCCCTAAAAAGAAAAGGGTGGCCAGTAGATGGAATGACTTGCCACATCTACCCGGAAATTGGCGCGGGGGTATTCGAGTGGAGAAACCTATATAACGATGTGCAAGTAGCATGTAAGAAAACTAAAGCCCCAGGAGGCCTCTGGGTAACAGAAACAAACTTTAATCTTCTTGGATTCACTCCATCAGACAACCAGTCAAAGGCTCTTATAAGACTTCTTAGAGCGACTCCAGGTATTGACAAGGTGATGATTTTCTGGTATTCCTGGAACCAGTCATCAGAAATTGGCGGACTGCTCATAAATGAAAACAGCGCCGCATGGCAAGAAATAAAAAGTCGATTTTAGCTTGACAGAGTAACCGTCATCCTGTATGATTATAAGACAACGACAATAGCAGGGAGAAAAAATGAGTAAATACAAAATACTCTTTGAGCCATTTGAAAATGGCTACAAAGTATACACG